ATATCTCGAAATCCGTGGCGAAGTCTATATGACAGAGGCTGATTTTGAGAAGGTCAACGAAAAACAGGAACTGCTCGGCAAAAAGCTGTTTGCAAATCCAAGAAACTGTGCAGCAGGCACACTGCGTCAGTTAGATACCGCAGTGACAAAGGAACGCGGACTGTCCATGTTTATTTTTAATATTCAGGATGCAAGAGGAATCTCATTTGAAACGCATACAGAAGGCTATGAATATTTAAAAAAACAGGGCATTCGGGTCATTGAAGAATATACGGTCTGCAAGACAGCAGATGAAGTCTGGGCAGCGATCGAAAAAATCGGCGAGAATCGCGGAAAACTGCCATATGATATTGATGGCGCGGTGGTAAAGATCAACCGTTTTTCCGACCGGGAAAAATTAGGGGCAACTTCTAAAGTTCCGCGGTGGGCAGTGGCATATAAATATCCGCCGGAAGAAAAAGAGACAAAACTGTTAGATATTGAGTTGTCGGTTGGCAGAACCGGAAGGATCACGCCGACAGCCGTTTTTGAACCGGTGCGGTTGTGTGGCACGAGCGTATCAAGAGCAACCCTGCATAATCAGGATTTTATTGATGAATTAGACATCGGGATCGGTGATACGATCGTGGTATATAAATCCGGTGAGATCATTCCGAAGGTGCGAAGAGTCATTCATGAAAAAAGACCGGAGGGTGTGAAAAAATTTGTAATACCGGATGTCTGTCCGGTCTGTGGTGCAAAGACAGAGCGAGAAAAAGATACGGCAGATATCAAGTGTACCTCACCAAACTGCCCGGCACAGTTAGAACGTCATATGATCAATTTTGTCGGCAGGGATGCTATGGATATCAAAGGATTTGGTGCCACTTACATTATGGAGCTGGTACATCTTGGATATCTCAAAGATATTGCAGATATTTATGATTTAAAAAAGCACCGGGAAGAACTGATTGAACAGGGAATTATCGGAAAAGAAAAGAATACAGATAAGTTGTTAGATGCAATTGAAAAATCCAAGCAAAATGAGGCATTCCAGTTGTTGACCGGATTTGGTATCCCAAATGTCGGTAAGGCAGCGGCAAAGACCATTCTGAAACATTTTGGCAGTATAGAAGCACTGATGCAGGCAGATATGGAGAGTCTGCAACAGGTTGCAGATGTCGGAGAGGTTACGGCACTTTGCATCCGTAATTATTTTCAGGATGAAAATAACTGCAAGATCATAGAACGTCTGAAAGAAGCAGGGGTCAATATGGAAATGGCAGAGTCAGGCAGTGAGGACGGACGTTTTGACGGATTGACCTTTGTCATTACCGGAACACTTCCAACGATGGATCGAAAGGCAGCAGCAGCCCTGATCGAAGCGCATGGCGGCAAGGTATCCGGTTCTGTTTCTAAAAAGACCAATTATCTGCTTGCCGGAGAAAATGCAGGCAGTAAGCTGACTAAAGCAAATGATCTAGGTGTTTCCGTGATATCGGAAGCAGAATTGCAGGAAATGTTAAAATAGATATTGATAAACAGAACACAGACAGAAAAGAGGGAAAAATATGCCGATCAAGACACAGGGAGATTTACCGGCAAAGGAAATATTAGAAAATGAAAATATATTTGTGATGGATGAGAGTCGTGCTATCCATCAGGACATTCGTCCGCTTCAGGTGTGCATTTTAAACCTGATGCCGTTAAAAGAAGATACGGAGTTACAGTTGCTGCGTGCACTATCGAACACACCATTACAGGTGGATATTACGTTTTTAACAGTAAAAAGCCACGAATCGCAGAATGTATCTGCGAATCATCTGAACAAATTTTATACAACCTTTGAATACATCAAAGATCAAAAATTTGATGGCATGATCATTACGGGAGCACCGATCGAGCATCTGGATTATGAAACAGTAGATTACTGGGAGGAACTTTGTCAGATCATGGACTGGACAAAGACAAACGTGACCAGTACGATGCATATCTGCTGGGGTGCTCAGGCAGGACTTTACTATCATTTTGGTATTAACAAGGTGCTGCTTCCGAAAAAATTATTTGGAGTTTACCCATTCCAGGTATTGAACAGAAAAGTGCCGTTAGTCCGTGGCTTTGACGATGTGTTCTATGCACCAAACAGCCGCCATACAGCAATCTTAACCGAAGACATTGAGAACTGCCCGGATCTGAAGGTTCTTGCAAAATCCGAAGAGGCAGGTGTATTTCTGTGCCTTTCAAATGAAGGAAAACAGATATTTGTCATGGGGCATCCGGAATACGACAGGATCACACTGGACAAAGAATACCATAGAGATTTAGAGAAAGGTCTGCCGATTGACCTGCCGTATAATTATTATCCGAATGATGATGCCACAAAGCGTCCGCTGCTGCAGTGGAGAGCAAACAGCAACAATTTGTTCAGTAACTGGCTCAATTATTATGTATATCAGGTCACTCCGTATGAGTTGTAGGGAAACCGCTGAAAACAAGCAGATTCTTGGGAAATCACAAAGAAATAAAATCACTTTAAAATTACATATTTTCATGTATTTTCACATATTTTAATGGACAAATGGTGTCAAAATGGTGTCAAAACAAAAAAAACAATGGTGTCAAAAACAGAGCCTTTATATAATACGAAGATGTCATTGTTTGACACAAAAAGATGTGATAAAGTGATAGCGATTAAAAGGGTAGATGGTTCAAAGCCGTCTGCTCTTTTTTATTACAGAGAAAGGAGAAATCTATATGAATACTGTGGAACCAATCCGAGATATTGATACCGTCTGGGACATAGCAGATTATCTCGGAGAGACAAGCGAGCGTAACAGGATGATGTTTCTCTTCGGGATATATGTCGGCATCCGAATCAGTGATATTTTAAAATTAAAGGTCAGAGATGTCCGTGATAAAACGCATATTTATATCAGGGAGAAAAAAACAAAGAAAGAGAAACGATTTCCGATTAATGAAGAACTTCGCCCGGAACTAAATCGGTATATCAGAGGAAAGGCAGACTATGAGTGGCTGTTTCCATCCAGACAAGGGTCCGATCATGTACAGAGAGTCAGAGCTTATCAAATACTGAATGAAGCCGGTCAGAAGTTTGGGGTAGATCATGTTGGAACTCACACATTGAGAAAAACATTCGGATATCATTTTTATCAGCAGACACATGACATTGTGACTTTACAGAAAATCTTTAACCATTCATCCATTGAGGTAACGTTTCGTTATATCGGAATCTCACAGGATATGCAGGATGCAGCGATTAAAAAAATATCTTTCAAGCGAAGATAATTTTTTTTAAAAGTACAGTTTAACATATTGAAACTCAATGTATAACTGCTAATAAGAAAAAGGAGTTTCTTCCATTAAGTGCGAAAATAAAAAGCAGTTGAACAGAATTTATAGATATGTATATCTCATATTCAAAGCACAAAGATGTCATTGAATGTCACTAATATATAGTGATATCATCTACGCGAAAGAGCTGGTAGTGCTCCCGCTCTTTTGTTCTGGCATAGTGCCAATACAAAACCCATATACCTTTTTTAACTTCATAAGCATCCGCATGAAACTTAGTGCGGATGCACTCCTTTCAAGAGAAGAGAGAATGAAAGACATAAAAGCATACATAGAGAAATTAATCCGCGACAATGAGTTGTGGAGATTTTATAAAACGAAAGAGTGGATAACACTTCGCGAAAGAATCCTAAAAGAAAATAATTATGAGTGTGCCGAGTGCAAGAAGAGAGGTCGTATTACAAGATACGATGTCAAGCCGGATGGGACAAAGGTGTTAATCAGCACAGTCCATCACGTTCAGTTTGTGAGGAAGCATCCGGAGCTTGCATTGAGTCGCTATTATTTCTACAAGGGAAAACGATACGACAATCTGATACCTGTGTGCAAGGCGTGTCATAACCGATTGCATCCAGAGAAAAACAAGAACAATCGAAATCCAGATAAATTTTTTAACGAAGAGCGTTGGTAGCACCCCCGCACCCCCTATACCCCCCTGAGAAGAAGGGGGTTAGCAACGGGGGGATGGTCACGACAAAAGAAATTTTTTACATGCATGTAACAAGGAGGCGGTAATATGGCAGCAAAAGAACAGACGGAGAGTGAAAAGAGGGTGGGGTCCATCAAAAGGTCCGTCCGTTATAAGGACATCAGAGAAGATCTGGATGATCAGCTTGAACATTCCGGCAATTCATCAAAATACACGATTGACCTTGTGGAAGATTACATGAACTTGTGGATCACAAAACAGCTTTTGGTGGAGGACATCCATGAACGCGGTGTGCGTGTAAAATACGATAATGGCGGCGGTCAGTCCGGTTATAAGAAAAACGAATCGGTTGACCAGATCATTAAGGTCAATGCCCAGATGCTAAAGCTGCTCACAGAACTTCATTTGTCACCGTCTGATGCAGAAGGAGACATGGACGATGTACTCTAAAAAGTTTCCAAAAGAAATTCAGGGTTGGATTGACATTGTTGAGAAAAACATCTATCAATGCTGTGAGGATCAGCATCTGCTTGTCGCATATGTGAAAAAGTGTTTTGAAACAGAAGATATTTTTGTGGATGAAAAACAGCTGGAGAATTATATGCGGATGGAGAAATACTTGCCGTTCAAATTGTTTGAGTGGCAGAAGTTTGTGTTTGCTTTGCATAACTGTACATACTGGCGAGAAAACAATATGCCGCGATGGCCTGACCTGTTTTGTATGATCGCTCGTGGTGCAGGAAAAGACGGAACAATTGCATTTGAAAGCATGACACTTTCCTCACCATATAACGGAATCCCGCAATATGATGTTGACATCTGTGCAAACAACGAAGAGCAGGCAATCAGACCGGTCAGAGATTTAACGGACTGGCTTGAAAATCCAAAGAACACAAAAAAGTTACAGAGGTTCTTTTACTGGACAAAAGAACGGGTTATCTGCACCAGAACAAAATCAGTCATCAAGGGACGGACAAACAGTCCAAAGGGAAAAGACGGCTTGAGGTCAGGGATTGTTATTTTTAACGAGATTCATGCTTATCAAAATTACGATAACATCAATGTGTTTACGACCGGACTTGGAAAGAAAAAACATCCAAGGAGGTCTTATTATACAACCAATGGTGATGTCCGAGGAGGTCCGTTAGATGATATTTTGAAAAATTCAGATGAAATTCTAAGAGAAGGAGCAGAGGATAATGGCTTGCTACCGTTCATCTGTCGCCTGAACAAAAAAGAAGATGTGCATAAGGAAGAAAACTGGAGCATGGCGAACCCGTCATTGCCATATCTGCCGGATCTGTTAATGGAGACCAGAAGAGAGTACAGGGAATGGTTAGAGAATCCCGGAAGGCTTCCGGCTTTTATGTCAAAGAGAATGAATCTCCCGGAGCAGGCAAAAGAAACCGCAGTTACCGAATGGGAAAATATTAAGGCAACTAACACAGAACTGCCGGATATGAAAGGCTGGCAGTGCACTTGCGGAATCGATTACATGAAAGTCACTGATTTCGCATCTGTAAATTTCCATTTCAAAAAGGGAGAGGAAAGGCTTGATATAAACCACTCATGGATTTGTTCTCATTCCAAAGACCTTCCAAGAATCAAGGCACCTTGGCAGCAGTGGGTGAAAGAAGGAAGAATCACATATATAGACGATGTAGAAATTCATCCGTCCATTATCACAGATTATATTTTTGAGATGGGAAAACAGTACAACATAAAGATGGTGCTGCTTGACAATTTCAGATTCACACTATTATCCGATGCACTGGCGAAGATAGGGTTTCGTGCAGAAGCCGGGAATCTCCGCCTGATCTCACAGATGGATATCCTTAGAATCGTACCGGTCATCGATCACTGTTTTGCAAATCAGTATTTTTGCTGGGGCGATAATCCGGTGCTCCGCTGGTCAGTCAATAACACAAAGCTGGTACCTTACGGGAAAAAGGCAGGAATTGATCGAGGATCATTTGTGTATGCGAAGATTGAAGCGAAGAGCCGCAAGAATGATCCATTTATGGCACTGGTTGCATCCATGATCGGGGAAGGCGAGATTAAAGAGTATGTTCCGTTGACAGACAAGACACCACTGGTCTTATAGGAGAAAACATGGGAATTATTGACAGATTAAAAGAAATTTTTCCAAAAACGATCACAGGCAGGCAGGGTCCTGATGTGATTCAGATAGACATCCCGACAGAAATTTATGTGAAAGAGCTTGCAATCTACACAGCGACATCGTTGATCGCTAATGCAATTTCACAAAGCGAGATTAAGGTTTATAAGTCAGGAAAATCCGTACAGGACGAAGATTATTACTCCTTAAATATCAAGCCAAATAAGAATGAGTCAGCGAGTCAGTTCTGGCACAAAGTTGTGGAGAAGCTGTTACGGTCAGAGGATGGAGTCTTGTGCTTCATATCCGGCAGAGAGCTGTTTTGTGCAGACGATTTCACATTAGCAGAAAAGCGGCCGTTTCTTGGCAATGTATATTCCGGGATCGTGGTTGATGACCTAACGTTAAACAGAAAGTTTACGGCTTCACAGGTGTTTTTGTTCAAACTGGAAAATATCCAGGCACGCAAACTTATTAATGGGATGCACAACGATTACGGAAAAATCATCAGCACAGCCATGAGGTCTTATCAGGATACCAATGATACAAAGTATGTATTGAAAGTGCATGGATTGCAGGCAGGAGATGAGAAATTCCGAAAAGAATGGGAAGACATCTTAAAGCAGCCGCTAACGGATTATGTGAATGGAAAAGCAAAAATTTATGTCGAATATGACGGAAAAGAGCTTGTGAAAATGAAAAGTGAAGGTTCACAAAAAAGTGCGGATGATCTGACAAAGCTGATAGAGCAGACATTTAAAGTTGTCGGAGAAGCCTTTAAGATTCCGCAATCGTTGATGCTTGGAAATATCACGAACATGAATGATATTGTAAAATCATTTCTCACATTCGGAGTTGATCCTTATGCAGACATGATCGGAAAAGTCCTTACCGGACAATATGGGATGGAAGAATGGTTGGAAGGCAACTATTACAAGGTTGACACATCGACCGTAAACCATGTGGATATTTTCGATATGGCAGATAAAATTGACAAGCTAATCTCCAGCTCTTTCGCTTGCGTTGATGAAGTAAGGGAGAAATCTGGATTAGATAGATTAGACGAAGAATGGAGTTCCCGCCATCTTCTCACTAAGAACTATGAATTTATTGACAAACAAAATCTACAGGGAGGTGAAAAGGGTGAACAGAGCGAAGATGATGATGCGGTTTGAACCGCACATGGAAAAAAATATCTTTAAGCTGTTTATCTATGACACGGTCACAAAGGAAGGAACCTTTGACTGGTCAACATGGGAAGCCGTGAACAGTAAGACCAGTGCACAGTATTTTGCAGACCAGTTATCGCAGATACCGGATAATGCTGAAATTGAATTGTACATTAATTCAAATGGTGGAAGTGTTTCAGAGGGTGTCGCGATTTATAACCAGTTGAAACGGCATCCGGCACAAAAGACCGGATATGTGGATGGAATCGCATACAGCGTAGCAAGTCTTATTCTGCAGGCTTGTGATAAGCGGATCATGGGACTTGGCACATCCATGCTGGTACATGAAATGTGGGTTGAAATTGCAGGAAATGCACGGATGCTTAGAAGTGCAGCAGACGACCTTGATAATTGGATGAAAGCGAACCGAAAAGTCTACATGGAACGTTCAGAAATGAGCGAGGAAGAATTGATCGCATTAATGGGAGAGGAACGAATCCTTACACCGGAGGAATGTCTTAGCATGGGATTCATTGATGAGATCAGCGAAAAATTATCAGAAGATGATCCAGATGACGATCCGGAGAATAACCCGGAAGATGACCCAGAGGATAATCCAGATGACGATCCGGAGAATGACCCGGAAGATGACCCAGAAGATGACCCAGAGGATAATTCAGATGACGATCCGGAGAATGACCCGGAAGATGACCCACAGGAATATGTCTTAAAGAACATAAAACAGTACTTCGATATGAGAGAATCACTCTTAAAAAGTACTCATCAGATGACAGATGTGAGCAGAAGACGCAAAAAAAATGTGCAGAATAAAGCAAAATGCATACAGTTTTTTGACAGATTTTACAGTTAAAACAGGAGGAAAAGATATGAGACCATTAAATAATCCGGTAGTAAAACAGGCAGCAGTAGCGATGCAGGCGGCGATTAAATCAGGAAACGATAAAAAGTTGAATGATGCGTGGGAGCAGTTCTATGATGCCGTGACAGACACCTTAAGACAGGATTTTGAAATGGCAAGCGGAGATCAGAAAGTCCTTGCAGACCGCGGATTCCGTATGTTAACAGCAAAAGAAAATAAATTTTATCAGGAATGGATTGATAGTGCGAAATCCCCTGATCCTAAGCAGGCATTCACAGATTTACTCAATGGCGGAATGCCGGAAACCATCATTGAAGATGTATATAAAAACCTTGTCAATGACCATCCGCTTTTAGATGCAATCACCTTTACGAATGTAAGTTATTTAACAAAATGGATCATGAACGATCACACCGTGCAGACGGCAGTTTGGGGACAGATTACCGCCGAAATCACAAAAGAAATCTCATCTTCCTTTAAGATTTTAGAGCTTACACAGTGTAAACTGACCTGCTATGCGACACTTCCGAAAGATATGTTAGAGCTTGGCCCGGTATTCCTTGACAATTATATCCGCACCATTCTGATCGAGGCATTGGCTTGCGGATTAGAAAATGCGATCGTTTCCGGAACCGGGAAAAATATGCCGATCGGATTAGACCGAAACATTTCAAAAGATGCAGCAGTTGTTGATGGCAAATATCCACAGAAAACAGCCGTTAAGATTGAGAGCTTCTTGCCAGCCGAATACGGAAAAATCCTTGCTTCTGTTGCTAAAACAGAAAACGGACATTACAGAAAGTTCACGGAAGTCGGACTGGTGTGCAACCCGGTCGATTATTTTAAGAAGATCATGCCGGCAACAACCGTAATGAACACGATGGGAACTTACGAACACAATGTATTCCCATTCCCGACAAAGGTCTACCCGTCAGCAGAAATTGCGGAAGGAAAAGCAATTCTCTTTGTGCCGGAAGAATACTTTATGGGACTCGGATCACCAAAAGAAGGTTCTCTTACATATGATGATTCCGTGCAGTTTTTAGAAGATAACAGAGTGTATCTGATTAAATTATTTGCAAACGGCAGAGCATACGATAACACGGTGTCCGTTTTATTGGACATCTCCGAGTTAGATTCCGCTTATATCACGGTCAGAAATGCAAATGCAAAGACAGAGACACAGGGAGCAGCTTCAGATACAGGTGCTTCTGATGCAGGGGATGATACCAAGACAGTATAGTGGAGCTTTGAAAGTATGACAGAAGAATCTAAGAAAATTCTGGTAGAAAAATTAAAACAAAAACTCAATATCACATGGAATGACGAGAAAACAGACCGGAAGCTGTCAGATATTGTGTCTGATGCAGAAGCTGTCATGAATCATAAGCTGGGGGCAGAGATAGACTACTCTGCCCCGGAAAGCGGGATAGGAAGAACGCTGTTTATAAATTACTGTGTTTACGCATGGAACGATTGTGAAAATGAGTTTGATGATGCTTACCGGGAAATGATACTTATGGCAAGGGCATTTTATGAGGTGAAGGGACATGAAGGACAAGACCAGGGGACTGAATGATGGATATATGGAAGTTTATTACAAGAAGGAGAAAGTGACTAACTTTAAAAATCCATCTGCCAACAAGACGGAGGAAGAGCTTGAGCTTATCGTAGCATTAGCGTATTCCGAAGAAGGGCAGCGTGAACAGGATTATGAGTTTGCAGAAGCCCGTGAGCGTTCTTTGAACTTAAAGACCAGAACCTTGATCTATGAAGGAATCACAAATGACGATATTGTGAAAATTAACGGCTCTTTTTACAGCATCATCAAGACAGATACTGATAAAAAGAACCGTGTCATGTATTTTTATCTTGAGGAGGCAGGAGACATTGCTTGATAAGATCAGTGAGAAAATTAACAGTTTTATTGCGGAAATGGACTATGAGACAGCTTCTTACGGGATGATAAAGAACCCTCAAAATGTATGGAACTACATTGTTTTCAGCAGAGACAGATTGCAGAGATCTGATAAAAGTCCGAATGATTTTAACCGTAAATATCGGATCGTACTGGTACACGAGGACTGTGTCCCGGAGGGCGATGAGCTTGCGCTTATGAAAGCCATGAAGGAGATACCGCGATTGAATCTTGCAAAAGAAGATATCGTTTATGATTATGCCGTGAATCCAAAAACAAAAAATGTAGTGGAAATGGCAGTGCTTACATTTGCTGAAACGATCAAGGGATACGAGGTGAAATAAATGGCAATGCAGGAGTTCGGGTTGAACATGGAAGAGTTCGACCGCCTACAGGAAAAAATCCGTGTCTACCCACAAAATGCTGAAAGAAAAATAACCGAGTATCTTCACGGTGCAGGCTATGATCGTATCTCGCAATCAATACAAAATGCTATCCCGGTGTCTGGCCGGAATACAAAGAGACATGCGAAATTTTCCAATGCATTAAAAGATAAAGATACAGGATCAAACCTGTCTGTTACAGTCAGCACAAAACAGAAGTTTCATTATCTGTACTTCCCGGATGATGGAAGTAACACACTCCGTCATGCCGGTAATCAGAGATTTTTTGAGAGTGGCTTGGAGCGTGTACAGAATGAACTTGTGAACGGCATACTTGGTTGCTTAGATTTTGAAGAATAAAGGAGGATATATCATGAATTCAACATTTCAGGAATTTTCAGAATTTGAAGTCAAAGATTTTGCAATTAAATTTCCGGGGGAAGAAAAGCATTCGATTTGCGGAGCAATCGGCTCCTGTGAAGAGACGCTGGATGCAAAGACGATCAAGAAAAAGTACAAAGGGATTGAGTCTAAGACCCGAACATGCGGTACCGGAACAGGCGAACTGAAATTAAGCCTTCACATGAATTATCAGAAGTACCTTGAAATTTACGGTATGAAGGACGAGGAATTAAAAGACGGTGTTTATGCATATGGACAGGATTCTATGCATCCGATTTTTTCTGTAACGGAAAAGGTTACGGACGAGGATGGTGCTGTGAAGTTCAAAGCGTATCCGAACTGCACCGTAAAAGAAGGAATTACCAGAAAGGTAGAAAATGGCGGAGAAGATGTCGCCGAGATTGATATGACGCTTTCTGTAATGCCGGATGAACATGGTGTTGGCATGTACGAAGCAATAGAGTCCGGTTTGGACGAAACCATCAAAACAGCATGGTTAGAGAACTTTAAACCCGAGCTGGTCAGAGTGAGCACCACATAGGAGGTCTTTATGAAAGTCAAAGTCATTAATAAATACAGGGATAAAGAAACCATGCAGATCGTTCCGGCAGGCACCATTATCCCGGATATGAAAAAAGAACGTTTTGACGAGATCCAGTCGGTCGGCAACTTCCTTGAGGAGTTACCGGAGCCGACATTGAAAGAGTTACGGGAGCAGGCAAAAGAGCTTGGGATCCCCGGCTGTAACAAAATGAAAAAGGAAGAACTGTTAGAGGTCTTAGAGGGGAAGTGATTTAATCATGGCAGAGAAAAATACATATGTAGATTTTGAGTTAGAAGATGGCACAACCGTTAAGCTGACCTTACAGTTTTATCGCCTTTACATGTTAAAAAACACAAACAAAAAAGCCGTTTATGATCGATATAACAAGATCAATGCGGAGGGATTTAAAGAAGAGCTTGACATGGTAGATGTTCTGTACACCGCTTACCTGTGTGCGAATGTAAAAGAGATCGATACCTGTATGACAAGAGAAGAATTTCTTATGAACATGCCGGTTGACCGCGAGTATATCGGCGATACTTACAATATGTTAGTTAATCCAAAAAAAAACAAGGCTTCCGAAAAGCCTTCCGAGACAAAACCAAACGCTTAAAGAAGCGTATACGCGTACCGAGATTTCCACTCGAAGATGTAGAGGATTATTACACATATTATGTGGAGATTCTTGAGATTTCAGAGGAAATCTTCTGGTATGCTGACATCGCATTTGTAAAAAATGTAGCAGAGAACAAAGCTGTGTATGACAGGTGGCTGTCATCTGTTCGTGAAAGCGAGGGTTAAAATGGCAGCAAAGAATGAAGCAAGGGTTAAATTTACTGCGGAAACAACGGAATTTAATCAGAATATTAAGGAATCTGAAACAAAGATGGCTGCTCTTAGAAGCGAGTTAAAGCTGAATTCAGAGCAGATGAAGACTTCCGGTGTCAGCATTGAAGGTCTTGAGGCAAAGCATGAGATGTTAAAACAGGTGCTTGCCGAGAGCGAGAATAAGACAAAGAATTTAAGTGATAAATTAGAAGCCGCGAAGCGGATCTATGGAGAGAATTCAGAGGAAGTCTTAAGATTACAGTCAAAATTAAATAATGCGGCAGCTTCACAGGAAAACATCAAGCGGTCGATTCAGGACTGTACGGATGCCATTGATAAGCAAAAAAAAGCCGAGCAGGAATCGCAGAACCAATTTTCTAAGCTGACGAATGAAATCGGGCAGCAGGAATCCGAGATTTCCAAGCTGAAAAAGGAATATGTCAATGTTGTTTTAGAGCAAGGCGAAACCAGTGACGCAGCACAGGAGTTAGCCGGAAAGATAAATAAGCTGTCCGGTGAGCTGGGTGAGAATAAGCAGAAACTTAATGATGCGCAGAAAGCCGCGGATGATGTGGCACAGGGATATGATAACCTTGGGGACAGTGCAGAGGATGCAGGAAAGGGCGGTCAGTCCAGTGCAGAGGGATTTACCGTTGCCAAGGGAGCCATTGCAAATCTGGCTTCCGAAGCGATCCAGCAAGCCATTGATAAATTTAAAGAGCTTACGATCGAGTCCGAAAAAGCCTTTGATAAATTGCAGGCAAAGACCGGAGCATCCAAGGAAGATATGAGCCAATATAAGGATGTCGTGCAGGATGTTTACGGGAATGCATGGGGCGACAGCATTGAGGAATGTACCGGTGCACTTGGCACGGTTGTCCAGATGACGGACGACCTCAATAAAAAGGACTTGAAAAACATCACAGAAAACGTGATGACTCTTTCGGATGTCTATGATCTTGATTATGCAGAAAGCATGAGAGCCGTTAACTCTTTAACAGATCAGTTTGGAATTTCGCAGGAAGAGGCTTTTAATCTTGTGGTGCAGGGAGCACGGGAGGGATTGAACCAGAATGGCGATCTTTTAGATGTCATCAATGAATATTCCGTGCAATTTGCACAAGGCGGCTTAAGTGCTAACGATATGTTTAATATGATCGCCAATGGTGCCGGAGAAGGTGTATGGAGCATTGATAAGATGGGAGATGCTTATAAAGAGTTTAGCATACGTCTTTCCGATGGCACCGCAAATGATTATCTGAAAAATATTGGTCTTGATGCCAATGAAGTTGTTGAAAAATTCCGCAAAGGCGGTCCTGATGCCAAAGAAGCCTTGGGGCAGATTTCGGATGCGATCAAAAACTGTGATGATAAAACACTGGCATACCAGACCGGTGTCGGTCTGATGGGAACAATGTGGGAGGACATGGGACAGGATGCCTGCCTCGCCCTCTTAAATACAGAAGGTTCCATCAATATGACCAATGAGGCCATGAGCCAGGTCAAAACAGATGCCTATGACAATGTCGGGACATCATTACAGCAGCTTGGAAGGTCATTAAATAACGAGATTTTTGTCCCGATCACAGAAAAAATCGAACCGCCTTTAAACCGTATCATTAAATTTGCGATCAAACATATCGATGTGATTGGTCCGTTAATCCTCGGTGTCGGAACGGCAATCGGTATTCTTGCTCTTGCAATGGGGGCGCAGGGATTAGTTGCCACTTTAAAAAAGGCATCGTCAGCTTTTAGAGCGTTAAATACGATTATGAGCCTGAATCCCGCCGTGCTGATCGTAGCACTGATCGCAGGACTGGTCGTGGCATTTATAACATTGTGGAAGAAATGCGATGGATTCCGAAAGTTTTGGACAGGACTGTGGGATGGGATCACGAAGTTTTTCTCTAAAGCCGCAGATACGCTAAAAGGCGGACTGAAAGGACTTGGAGAGAAATTCGGTTCGTTGAAAAAATCGGCATCCAAACATATGTCGGGGATGAAGCAGACTGTTGGAGAAAAAATGTCGAAGATCTCTGATATTTTCAAATCGAATGGTGGCGGTATTAAGGGTACGGTTGCCGTGATGTGGGCAGGCGTAAAAGGCTATTACAAAACAGGCTTTAATGTTTTAAATAAATTGACAGGCGGACGGCTCGGCGATCTGAAAGATACAGCAGGAAAGAAGCTGGGAGAATTTCACGATAAATTTAAGAGTGTCCGGGATAAGATCGCAGGGATTTTTGATTTTCATTTGAAACTGCCAAAGATAAAGATGCCAAGCATCAGTGTATCGTGGAAAACGGAAGGTACTCTTGCGAAAGCAGCGCAGTTCCTTGATTTTCCCGGACTTCCACATTTTGATGTGTCATGGCATGCAAAGGGTGCCTTATTGACGAAACCGACCATTTTCGGATTTGCAGGAGGAAAGTTTCAGGGAGGCGGCGAAGCAGGACCAGAGGCAGTGCTACCGGTTTCCCTTCTGGAAGACTACATCGACAATAGTATGATGAAGTTCTTAGCTGCAGTTCCACAGATCGATTATGACCGTCTTGCAGACTGCTGTGTCAAAGCAGGGGAAGCGAGAAATCTTACGATTGCAGTGGATAACCGGGAAATCGGCAGAGTCATTGATTCTCATGTGAGGTAATTATGGAGATTTTTTACGTTAACAGTCAAAACCAGCGGCTAAGACTTGATGAGTGGCCGCTGGTGCTCCAGGAACCGGAAAAGCTGTTTTCACACAAATGGAGTTACAAGTCGTCTGGTGGAGAAAAAAATGGTTCCAAAATAGAAAAATTTTATAAAAACACTGCTGAAAAATCCGCAAAAGTATCTGTGTTTGCAGATTCCAAAGAGGAATATACAGAAGCGATGGCGAGATTTCTTAGCATCTGCGAATACGATATCGAACAGAATACGGCAGGAAAGTTATATATAAATGATTATTATCTTCGCTGCTATCTGTATGCGGCAGATTACAGTGAGTATGACGAAAATTTTTATGCAGTGGAAAAAAGTGTGAATCTGATATCGCCTTATCCGTTCTGGATCAATGAAAAAACGTATGTGTTTCACAAGATCACAGAATTGGAGCAGAACCGGACAGGATTAGATCATCCCTTTGACTACCCTTACGATTTTGCCGGAACATCACATGACGGACTTGTTGAGAATGCAGGGTTTTTGTCCTCTAACTTCCAGTTTAAGATATACGGATCCTGTGAAAATCCTGCAGTAAGTGTCGGAAGACATACTTACAAAGTAAACACCGTGTTAGAAGCAGGGGAGTATCTGGTCATTGACTCCCTGACTAAAAAAATCTTCAAAGTAAAACGTAATGGCGAGAAGATCAATGAGTTTCATTTAAGAGACAGTATGTTCGA